GAATTGACCGATTGCAGAAACAGTCCAAACACCAGCAGCAGGAATTTGACCTGCTGGTATAGCAGTTGCCAAAGAGTTTCTCCAAACAACCGTTACTGTGTTAGTAGCAGTTACAATGGCAGATACTAATTGCAAACCTTTTGGTATTGCAGACCATACTGCATCTCTGGCACGAATAGCAACGTCAAGATCAGTTGTTAAAATACCAGTAGCAGTTATTGTTTCAGTTACAGTTGCACCAGCAGCAATGGCAGAACCACCATTGATTTGGTATGAAGATGATGCGTATGAAGCTATTGGTAATTTGCCATCTAACTGACCAATACCAAAACCGTTATTATTTAAATCTGGCATGAAGCCTCCTAAAAAAGTTTAAATGGTGGGCTTTTACACCCACCGTAAATGATATTAACCAGTTATACGAACAGCCAATTCTGGGTAGATAGTTTTCCAGCCGTATAATACGTCAAAACGAACTGGGAACAAATCAGAATTGATGTCATATTGACGAACCATTCTCATTGAGATGCCATCAAAGTTATCACGTTCTGCCATATCAACACCACCAGGTAATAACAAGTCAGCAGATGCTAAAGTAAATGCGTCTTTGTGATAAGCCAAGTTTTGTGCATAAGGAACAGCACCAACAGCACCTGACAATACAACGATTGCAGCAGTACCAGCTGGAGTGCCAGTACAAGTTGCAAACTGACCGCTTGGAATATAAGCAGGGTAGATTGGCAAAGTACCAGAAGTAGTCACAACAGTGTCAGCAGTTACAACGAATTGCATCAATGAACCAGTTGATTGACGGTTTTGTGGGTTAATTGCATAAACACCAGCAACAGTGAATACAGTGCCACGAGGTACAGTACCAGCAGTAGTAGTAACAGCAAGAGTAGTTGCACCTGAAGCAGGAGCAGCACTAATCGCAGTTAATGAACCAGCAGCTTGTGGAGTAAATGCAGCAACGTTAGCATCTTCAGCAAAGTTAAAACCTAAAACGCCATCACCTAATGCGCCATTGTTAAAGATTTTAGAGATTGTTCCAGATGGGTTGAAAAGGTTAGTCAATCCAGAAACAATGTTAGCTGATGAGTTAGGATCAACTGTAATGTTTCTTGGTGAATAAGGCACACCGTTTTCTGTCATCTTTCTACGAGCTGCAAGAATAGTTTGTTGCACTTGAGTAGAAGTAACAGAACCACCATTCAACAAGCCAGCAGTACCAGCAAAGTTATTGACATCTTTGTATAGCTGCAAGCCGTCATAATCGACTTTGTTAGCTACAGTTGCCATTGCAGGTTTAAGGAAACGATCTGCAAACTCATCGATGCTTAAAGTCAAATCAGCAGAACTGAAAGAAATATCAACACCAAATTGAGTGTCTAAAGTAATAGGCACATAAGTTTCAGTTGATGCTTCAACCTGCAGAGCTTGACCAGTACGACCAACATAACGAGGTGGTTTACGAGCATTGATAGTAGCACCGACTTTTGCGCCAGTTACACCAAATTTGTCGTCATATTCACGGTTTACACCACGAGTAAAAGTTAGTTCATTCTTCAGAATCCGTAAAGATTCTTTCATAATGACGCTTGAGGTTAATAAAGTATTTGCCATTTCGGCCTCCGATACGGATTAATTTGATTTAGGGTTAATTTACTTTTTGGCTAATTGCTTATCTCTCAAAGCATTATATTCAGCCATACTTTTTGCCTGACTTAAGTCAGTAATAACACTAGAATTTTTTGCACCGCTTAAAGCGGAGATAGGTTTGGGTGCAGAAGATGCTTTCTTTACAACAGCTTCCGAAGTTTGTTCTGCTAATAACCCTTCAATTCTGCCAATATACCTTGCAGCTTGTGAAGCAGTCATGTCGCTTATTTTGTCCAATTCCGCAGGGTTCTTGCCTAAATAATAAGCAATATCTGTCGGGTTGTCTGATTCTAACACAAGATTAGTGAAAGCAGATACTTTTGCTAATGGATGTGTTAAAAATTCTTCACTTGCCATATCATAATCAGCATAAGTCTCTCTTGCTTTAGCTTCTGCTTGTTGCAAAGATGCTCTGCGTTCATGAATAGTAGCTTGTTCATTCTGTGCATCAAATCGTTGTTGCACTTTAAAATCGGTTAATGCTTCTAAATAATCTGGGTCATAACGTCCAGCTGCAAACTGATCTGGATCAGGCGCACCATTTGGCAATGCTCTAGGCATTTGCTGATTTGTGCCATTACGCATAGCTTGCAGTTCTTGTTCTAAACGATCTGCTCTTTCTTGCGCTCTTTGACGCTCTCTGCGCTCTTCATACTTTTCCCTAGTAATCTCATCAATGCGCTTTTGTACGCCTTTGGGAACTTTATCGGGTTCAGGCTCTTCAACTACTTCCTCTGTTTCCTCAGCTTCAATAAGCGGAGCTTCTTCAATAATTTCTTCTACTATTTCTTCGGACATTATGCACCTTCTATTGGCGGTTGTTGCGCCATTTCTGGCGATGGTTGTTGAGGCATAGCCTCGTTTTCTTGTGGTTCATTAACATCATTTAAATCTTCAGCCTCACCAGTATTACCTAATGCTAATGTTGATTGAAGATTAGCTAATGCTAATTGGTGAAGCTGTGCGTCTGTAAGGGACGATTTTGTTTCTATCTCTGCGATGACCTTCATGCGTTCTGTTTGAGCCTTAAATCGCTCAATATCTAGCTTATCTTCATCGCTTCCGACTTTTGCTTGAGCTGTTTGTAACTCTTGCGATAAATGCTCTACCATGTCAGCCATTTGTTGCATTTGTTGTTCCATTTGTGGATCAACTTCTGGCTTTCCATCTTCTTCAGACTTCATAGTTTGTTGAATCTGTGGAGGAAGCATTGCTTGCATACGTTTTGCTATTTCATCAGCACCAGGCCAATCAAGATTTCTTACAATCAAATCACCAGCCACTTGCAATACAGCAGGATCCGCTTGCACAAACGCCATCATGCTTTCAGCAGCTTCTTGTCGTCTAGTTGCGTAATTCGGCCCGGAGTCTACAACAATGTCGTACTTACCCACATTAAAATTATATATAGACTCAACTCCACCTTTTTCTGTAGGTTGCTCCATCTTGGCTTGAGGTTGCTCAGGATTGATTGTAACTTGCTTCGGAGTTTCATCTTCGCCCAATATCCTTATGACTCTTTGCGTGTCATAAATTTTAGGAATCATCTCAACAATAATACGACCAGCTTGTCTAATTGATCGATTTAAATTGTCTGAGAAATGAAAGTTACCAATAGATGCTTGTCTTTGTTGCGACAATATTGCTTTGCCAGATTGTTGGCTTTCACGATTACCCAATGAAGCATCAAAGATTCCCATTGATGATTTCATATCATCAACTGCTCTTGCCATTGCAGATTCAAAACCGGGATTAGTTGTAATGCCTTGTTGACGCTGTGGCGCACCAACTGTAGTACCACCAAAGGAAACAGGATTATAAGTTAATACCGAAATATTATGACGATTAGCCATCAGCCATTCTTGTTCATAGCCGTCTATTTGACCTTCAGCAACTATGTATGGCGCACGAGGAGCTAAAGCCATGACTTCAGTATTAGCTGATTGCATATAGTTGTATTGTCTAGCAGGGTCTTTGGCAAAACGAGTTAAGCCGTGAACATGACGCTTACCTTCCACCCATACTTCATTACCTAGCACAGGAATGACAGGTATAAATGAAGTTGGTAGTTCTGTCTTATCAAGTATCTTGTCGCCACCGATCTTGTACCACATGCATTTCTTATCAAACGATTTACGCTCTGCAACAACAAGGTCTTGGTATTCTTCTGGTAACTCATCTTTCCAGATAGTTGAACCATCTTGTAACTGCACTAAAGCACGTTGTTTTGCTTCAATTTCAAAGTATTCAGCAACCCTTACAAAATCCTTACCAAACCAGCCTTGACGATCCCCAGTAACACCATCTTTCCAGCTTGTAGTGTCAACATCAGGAAACTCTAGTTTAAAATCGTCTAATGCCCAATCTTCAATAACAAATGCCCATTTAGCATCACAACCATCGGGTTCAGTAGATTCTGGATCAAAATAAACTTTGTTAGGATCAACAACACGTTTAATTAAAATGTCTTGATTAAAGCTGTCATCTTCACAGTAATCAGTAATAATTCGGAAGTAACCTAAACCGCAGTCTACTTGCCATTCGGCAGCAGTATCGTAAGCAATATCAGCACGACTGGCATCTTGTATATGCCTAATCAATCCTTGCATTACTTCAGCCGTATCAACATCAGATTGGTCATCGACAGGACGTACTTTAATGCCTGGTCTATTCTGCCTGATCTCATTGATGATTTGATTGCGAAACTGAAACAAACGATTGATTGTAAGCATTGGACGTTCTTGACCGGGACGTTCACGATCACGTTTAACCGAGTCAGGCCATTGCTGTCCAAGCCGTACAAACTTAATGTCGTCAAGGCGTTCAATCCTGCCCTCACTTTCTAAATCAGCAGCAAGGTTAAATCGTTTTTGCGCCCTTTCAATTACTTTATCGTCTGCCATTTGTCAAGTTCCAAATAAAAGTTTTTTGCATAATATCACATCCAGCTTCCACTGGAAACATATCCTGTACGTTTAGGTTCTTTCTTCTTACGCACATTTCTAATACCCTCGCAAGCATAACGCAGAGCGTCCATAATGTGATTATTCTTATCCTCAAGCACAGGAAGTATTCTATCTGTTAGCGGATCAGTTTTATAACTGTATGTTGTAAGCTCTCTAATTGTTTCAGCGCATCTTGGATGAACAACAATATCAAACGACTTTAAAAACTCTACGCCATCTTCAACAGAGCCTTTACCTTTTACTGAACCATTGATTTTAGGAAAGCCGTTGTTCATCATATGACTAATAGTTTCAGGTCTTGAGCTGTCGGCAGTAATAAACCATTTGTCTGATTCTGGTATTCTGCGAAACAGATCAGGTGTGTTGACTATTTCACAACCTACCATGACAGCTTCATAATCAATGTATAAACGGTTTTCATCAATCGAGCATCGTATCAATGCAGTTGGATCATTAGCAAAACCCCAGTCAGCCCCAAAGCGGTATATAGTACCAGCTGGACGTTCAAACTCTTCAACTACCCAGTTTTTATAAACCCTTGCTTCTGATTTGTTGTTGTATTCACCAAGCCATACATGTAAATACTTGTCATGATCTCTTTCCCTGTCAAAATTCATTTCATCAACAAGAACACTAGGAAGCCAGGGATTATCAAGATAATTAGCTTGTACAACTATGGCATCGTTTGGTAACTTGTCACCACGTAATAATAAATCTATTGGATCAGTTGGTTGGGATGGATTCCATGAAAAAAGTAGCTCAGAATCTGGCGCACGAATAGTTGGTCTTAATAAATCTAATGATCTCTGACTAAGCGATTGCGCTTCTTCAACCCAAGCAATATTAAATCCTTCTAAACTCTTGATAGAATCCGCTGTGTGATTTTGCATACCCTGAAATATGATTAAGCCACCATTTGTGCATTTGATTTGAGATTCTTGTACTTCAAAAAACTTTTGAACACCCAAATCTTCTATTTTAGATTCTAACAATCGTTTAACAGACTGCGATAATGATTTTTGAACTTCACGAATACAAACAACATTAGTGCGCTCTACTAAGCATTTTTCAATAGTGTATTCAGCAAAAAAATGAGATTTCCCACTTCCCCTTCCACCATGCACGCCTTTGTATCTAGCTTTAGCCAATAAAGGTTTAAATGCTCTTGGTGTTTGAATTTCAATATCAATCATTTTTTGGATCAATTATGCGCCTTGTTATGCTTGCAATATTCAACTCACCAGTTAAATTTGCATCAACATCAACCTGTTTAGGCAATATCTTCCCAATTAACCCCATAAATGCAACTGGGTTTTCTTGTGATTGAGTATAAAGGTATTCGTCATTTCCAGCTTTATCAAGAGCTTTTAAAATCATATCTCTAAGTTGAGCAGTATCTTTATTAGTAACGCCCTTTTTACGCCCACCTGTTTTTTCTCCACCTGATCTTCCTAATGTTGCCATATCTAATTTTGTCTTTTTCAGACAACTCCTTATCTTAAAATTAGTTATTAAAAATACTGACTGTTCCAATTAATAAACGCCACCTTTGGTGATTCACCATAAGCAACTCTGTCTGCACTATAGCACTTCCAGTAATTGCCAACCCATTTAATCTTTGGTTTTATAGCTATCTTCATCTGCCTTAAACCTTCTTATCTTCTTTCTATTCTTGTTGCTTGTCTTTAATGCCATTAACTATCACCTAGTATGTACTGGCATATCATTCTTAATATACCTTTTCTCATTACAGTTTTTACCATAACACCACTTTTGTTTCAAGCTATACAACATCATCCAATTTGTATGCTTACATATAGCCACCTGTTTTGGTGCGCTGAATAAATTTATTGGAGGGAATCTCATACCAACTCATCTTCCTCTTTCATATCCTGCCAACGAACCAAAGCATCAATAGCTTCCTGTACATCTTGTTCCATATCTTTTGCTCCTCTACCACCAGCGCATAACAGTTTCTTTATAGCATGTTGCAAACAAGGATCGGTAACTTCAAACAAATCCAACACTCGATACACATCTACAGCATTTAAATGAACTGTATTTTTAAAATAGTGATTATGCTTCATTACAGCCTCATAGCGATGACAAAAGCCTTAACTCTAGGCTTATCCTTAACTTCTTCTAAAAACGCCTGTAACTGCGCTTCAGTTGGCATTTTATTCATCTTGTCAGACATATAATAAAAATATTCTTCGTCTGTCATTTATTAAACACCATTCTAACAATGCCCACCAACAATATAAAAAAATATACCACCAACACAAACGGTAATAAATACCACGACATTGCGTAATCTTTCTTCATAACTCCAGTCCTTCACGTTCTTGTTGAAATTTACCATCATGTAAAACCACATCGTTATTAATCTTAATTGCTTTTGCTTGTACTGTAAAAACCTCTTCAACTGATTTTATAAACTCTAATATTTCATCCAATAGATTCTCTTAATTTTTGTTTTCTTCTTCGCTCACATCTTTCTTTATTTAATCTTTCTTTGTTATTTTGATAAAACAAAGATTTTCTTTGTTTTTCTTTTTCTTTATTTTTATCCCTATAAACTTTATCCCTATCATTTCCATTTTCTTTATTTTTTAAACGATAAAGTTGTTTTGCTATTTTTTGTTTATTTAATCTTTCTTCATTATTCATTTCAAATCTCACTTAGTTATATTAAAAATTAATATAACATAAGTAGTCCTTCATGTCTTTTAATTTCTTCCATCCAATGTCTTGTCCGAGATTAGTGTCCACCGTCCACCCCCTTAAGGGGGGGTGGACAGTACGTACACTTTTATTAATCCTGTACAGGTTGTACAAAACTGTCCAATTTGGACAACTGGACAGCCTATAATATCCAGCTATAATCTCCATCAACACCTATAAACTCTTGTTTTATCAACTCTTTTCTGCACTCAGAAAAGTTTTGTCGCCTTGACGCAAGCTCTTTATCCTCATTAAAAAATGGTTTCCATTCGGACAGCGAAACAATTATCTGTCCAGAACCTAAAATGGACAGTTCTGGACGCTCTTTCCCAATAGTTTCTGCTGCCAAAACTAAACTATCAAGTGCCTTTTGCAATTTCTTTGGCAATGATTTTTCCTTCTTAGCAACACCTTGATACTCTAAATAAACACTGGTGATTTGTTTATCATCATCAGCATCATAAAAAACCTCTCCTTCTAATTCTACTTCCTTAATAATAAAACTCATATCAGTACCAAATCCAAAGTCTTTTGACTTGGTGCATGAAAAAGTAATGCCATCTCCATTCTTAGTTACACAAAACTCTGCGTCCATTGCAGCTTTGATAGATGACGAACCTCTTGATCTTCCTTTATCACCATGTCCAGAATGGTGTACTGTTACAATCGCAGCATCTAAACGCCTAGCAAGTAATTCAATAGACTTAAAATACATTGCCATATCTTCACTGGAGTTTTCATCGCCAACCATGTTTCTGTGCAAAGTATCAATAATAATAATATCAGGTTTAAAGTCTAGCTCTGCGACTATTTTTAAAATATCATCAGCTTCCTTACTATCTAATAAATTAATAGATCTCCTGCTTAATCTAATATTCTTTGGTGCTTCACCATACTTTTGAGATAGTGCTTTAAAGCGCATTGAAGCACCTCTCAAACCTTCACCCATGATGATTAAAGTTTTTAACTCTTCTTTTATCTTGTGACCATGCCAATCTCTACCGGTAGCAGCACAAAACGCCCAATCCATTGCGAAAAGACTTTTACCTGCACCTGACTCCCCA